TTGTCGAAAGTGACTGTACCAGAAGTAGTATTTGCCATGGGCTACCTCCTAGTATGACTTACTTAACTCTAGAATAATTGTATACGCATCGTTAGATGTGTGATGTAAAGTTGTTAAATCAATATCACCAGTAATACCACCACCAGCATTATTTTTAATTCCACCAAAAGATCTAAAATCAAAATGCCCCATAGTAGGTTCTAAAGCTACTCCGGCACCTAAAATTAATCCTTTAACGTTAGATGAAGCATCCCACTCTAAATCAACTCTCATGCCTGAAATTGCATACCATACTTGTGTAATATGAACTCTTGTACACGTAGCACCATTGCTTGATGAAGCTGCTAAAGCTGAGACATCAACTTTTTTTACTGATGATTCGCCTGAACCATCAGAGATATTTGTAAATTTCATAACAGCGACTCTATCGCCGTCAGATAATGTTTGACTTGTTACTGCGTCTGCCATTTTTTCCTCCTATTAGAGAGAGGGAGCCGAAGCTCCCGCTCTATTAAAGTTTATTAGTTAGTATAACTAACTCCTGGTGAACGAGTTACCGTACAGTCTTTTAACCAAAGTACATCAGCTGCTGCTGTGTCACTTGATGTAAAGATATAAGGTACTATAACATCGCCATCGTCAAAAGTATATGCTGCTACTGAACCAGGTTCTGCTAAAGTTCCTGCTCCTGCAACTGTATTATTGACATGTGAGTAAGTAACAACACCTGCTGATGAGACAGTTATTTTTAATCTCATGTTTTGACCATCAACCGGTACGACACCTACGTCAGTAACAGTACTTGTTCCTGAGTTATTTAAATCTGTCATTGTTCTAATGTCAGTATCTGTCATTGCTCCAAATGCAGCAAAGTCAGTATAAATACCATCAGCAGCAGATCCTCCGTCAAGAATTGGTACGTGACCATCATTAAAGTCTTCAACTTTTCTAAATCCAATACCGCAAGCATCAAAGTCAGTCCAGTCAGGTGTATTGAATGTTGCTTCAATAGTAGCTGAATGTGTGCCAACTGTAATACCATTAGCATTTCCACCTAGTGGACCACCGCCTAAGATTATTTCTAATCCTGTTGCAGCTGCTGATTCAGTATCCATCTGTAAATCAAATCCAGCTTGTGTTGTAGCTGTATCTGTTGCTGGTACTGTTCCGTCTAACTGTGGTGTTTTACCAGCTGCTGTATAAGCACCAATAGAAAGTGCTGTTGCTGGGTATATTTCGTTATTTGGACCAAAAAACATCATTCCAAATTTATCTTCAGTTGCCATTACACCATCAGCTGAGTTACCTAAATTTGAAACAAGGGGCGCTGCACATGTAATGTAATTGTAGTTAAAAATTGTTGCTGGTGTTAGTCTTGTTAACGTTCCTTTAATTACTACATTTCCACTTGAGTCAATGGTGAACTTATCAGTGTAAGCTCCAGTAGCTGCTGTTTGTGCGGAAACTTTAAGACCAGATTCTGCTCTTACCGTTCCCTTAAACGTTGTATTTGCCATAATTATATTCCTCCTAGAATATATAAATGTAGTCCCTAGGGATGTCGACTATACGCGTCTACATTTATTTTTTTTATTTAAATTTGTATAGTGGCAAATTTATATGTTATTTTTTAATATAGCGCAAGGTATCCTTAGGAAAAAAATTGATTTTTGATAGCGCTTAAGTGGCTATCGAAACTTCGGCCTTGGCCTCGTCTATTTTGGTTTGAAGCGTTTGTTCTTCAAACTCTTTGGCAACAATCTCTTTAATAATTTCTCTGATTTTTTGGTCGATATGTCCCATATGCAAAGTATATCTACCTTCCTTCAGATGCTCCTGTTGCCACTCTAACTCCAAGGACCTCTTTGTAGTGTATAGGTCTTGTGCCATTTATAACCTCCTCATAGGTTATTCGTTTAGGAATATCTTTATACATTCCCGCTGATTCCCATTTAATACTCTTTTCTCCCAATTTGTCAAGGATAGAATCTTCAATGGATTTAGCATTATCTTCAGCTAAAACTTCAAATTTAGCATGATAATCGTATGCCCAAATATTTATGAGGAATTTCTTCATTTTCTTACCTTATTTTTAAAATGAGGCGGTTTTAAGGCCGCCTCATTAATTAGTTATTACGCACCTTCAACACCGAAGATACCTCTATAGTCGGATACTCCAAATGAGTATCTTTCTCTAGCTTTGTATCTAACGTTGCCAGTATCGAAATCACCTTCCATAGCAGTTTTTAAAGCTGCTCTTTGGAACATTTTCATACCATTAGGCACATCAGTAATAATATACCAACTGTCAGTATCAGTTAAGAAATTGTTCACTCTATATCCTTGAGGAATCATTCCCATTGATGATACAGCATTGATATCATTATCTGCTGTTCCAGTTCTGCCTGGAGATTTCATCAATCTCTCAGCGGTGAACTGATTAGCTGAAGGGATAATCATTTTCACCCCTCTAGCTGCCACTCTCAATCCACGTTCATCAGTCATTCCAGCAATGTCGATTAGACTTTGCTCTAATGAAGTTTCATTCAAGTCTGCTTGCGTTGTCAAAGTATTTTTAACTGCTGTTCCACTAATTGTTGTGTGATTAGTAGAGAACAGAGAAACACCGTCACCCGCATTGAACGTAGCTACCGAAGATAGACCATTGTTCAAAGGTGTAACAGCTTTTACTTGTTTCGCATTAGACATAGAACGTGCCAAAGCTTTTGTGTATCTAGAAGCAATTCTATCGTAGAGATTATCTTCGATAGCTTCCTCTGTGATTGCAAATGCTAAAGCAATTGTGTCGTGAGTGTAACGTGCAGTGTAAGTCTCTTGAGCACTGTCAAAAGATACTCCTTGACCTTCTGCTTTCGTTTGTGCGTTAGCGAATCCAGATAACATAACTTCCTCTTCGAAAGCTCTGTCACTTGACTCGGTTGTATAAATCTCAGCATGCTGATTTTCATACCTCTTGTATTCCAGGCCGAATAGTGCATTCAAACCTGGCTCTAGTTCTTTAACTAGTTGTGTTCTTGATATAGCCATATTTTATTCCTATTCAGTATTAACTTCCAGAACTATCAATGTACTGGTTTAAGTTTTGGATTACAACGACGGTACAATAAGCTGCTGTTAGATCGCTATTTTCTGGATCTTCCGCGCTTCTAATCAATCTCCATGTATCGTTAGTAGCGTGAGTGTCACCAATATCTAGTGTAGTGTTCGATCTTCCAGTTGTTGTACTTCCACCTGTATTCACATCAAATGTGTCAAGATAGATAGCATGTGCACCGACAATAGTAGTTGCTACTGCGTCATCGGTTGCGACATTGTACAATTGAAAAGGATTATCATTAACATAAGCTTTTATATCTTCACTGTTTGCTGGAGTAATTGCTCCATCATACCAGCTTGCAAACGTCGGTTTTAAAGTCGTCGCTGCATTATAAAAGATTCCGTATAGAACACCAACAGTTTCCGCAGTAGCTGCATCCTCCGCAGTGACAATGTATCCGGCAGTAACTTGTACTGCTTCGCCATTAAAAGTATCACCAGCGGTATTAGCATCTATGAAATATTCAGACAATCCACTAGTAGCAGGCGTATTGCCTAACGTACCAGCTGCGATAAATCCGAATCCTGCGCTATTTCTATTAGCCATAGTTGTCTCCTTTGTCCCCGAAGGGACGGGTTAATTTAAATCGATGATTAAAAATAGTTAAAAAATTAACTTTTCTTTGTACCACCGAAGGTTACACGAGATTGCCTATTTACATCAATAGGCATACTCTTATGCTCTTCCTTCATTAAATCGTGTTCTACCGCTTCGTCCTGACCTTCAGCTTGACGCTGATAGTATTCAGTTCTTTGCTTCGCGATTTCTTCGGGTACCCTTGCGAGCACAAGGCCACCTACCCCAATCACTCCCTTGTATTTTCCTTCAGTGACTACAGGATAATCAGTATCTTTATATTCATCGGCTCTCACCAATTCATAACCGGATCTTAATCTTCCAGAGATATTTTTAGTGTCTTGAAACCCTAAACTCTCTGCCCGTATCCATCTGTGCCTGAATCCATCAGGTGCAGGGGGTGCATCTAGAGAAGATGGAGGAGTCCACACTTTTGGCCTTTCAGTCTTTTGCCGTGTTTGACTCGCACGTGAAGTTTTTGTATCGTCTTTTATCATATTATGCTCCTTCCGTGAGTTTTATTTGTTTCGCATATTCTTCGAGTGGCACACCTAATTTTTTAGCTATTGCTACCTGTGAAGATGTGAGTCTCACAGTGTTGCGTCCAGGTCTTACGCTTCTTTTAGCTGAAGCAACCAACTGATTGGTCTTGGACGTTTCTGTACTACCACCTATAGCAAATTTATGTGGGAAGTCAACTTTTATTCTTTTATCAACTTCAGAATAATAATCATCTGATTTAGGGTCGAATCCTTCATTTACTAGATCCTTATGTATTTCAAAGGCAGTAAAAGTCATGGCTCTATCTTTGCCAAACCATGTGTTTTTACTAGCCCAAGCTTCTGCTTGAGGATCAGGTTCCGGTAAACTTTGCGGAGTTTGCTGTGGTAATCTTCCACCGTCTGATAGTTGAGTAGGTTGTTCCTGCTCAACAGGTTTATTTGCTTTGGCTTGCTCTAACTTAGCATTATCAAATGCTAACGTGGCAATCCGTTTATTAG